ATAGACCCTATCAACTTGTTTTATTCGTATAAAAAACGTAGATTCGAATATCTTAATGAAAATGGTAGTCTAGTAGACCCATTAGATATAGCAAGAATAACTAACCAAACATTCTAAACTATGAAATTAAAAGTAGGAACAGATTTTAGTGGCATAGGCTCACCTGAGACTGCACTAAAAAGATTAAAGATTCCACACGAAAATGTGTTTGCTTGTGATATTGATAAATACGCAAAAGCATCTTATCTAGAGCTGCACGATCCAGGAAAGTTTTATGACAATATTACTACTCGTGACCACACTAAAGTAGAGCGACTTGATTTGTATGTGGCAGGTTTTCCTTGCCAAGCATTTAGTTATGCAGGTAAGAGGGAAGGGTTCGCTGATGAGACAAGAGGTACTTTGTTTTTTGATGTAGCTGAGTTTATACAAACCAATAAACCCACTTGCTTTATACTTGAAAATGTAAGAGGTTTAGTTTCTCACGATAAAGGTAGAACATTCCAAACTATTACAGATATACTTTCTAATGGAGGAGGTAGTTTAAATGGGCAGGTAGGTCTTGATACAATAGATAATGGTCTAGGTTATCACGTTTACTATAAGATTCTAAATAGTAAAGATTTTGGTGTTCCTCAGAATAGGGAGAGAATATTTATTGTTGGGTTTAGAAACTGGAGAGAGTTTAGTTTTCCTAAAGAGATGCCTTTAGATAAAAGCCTAAAAGATGTGCTTGAAGATAATGTTGATGAAAAGTTTTACTTGAGTAAAAAGATGATTGATGGGTTTTACAAAAACGAAACTAACAATGAAAGGGTGAATCAGAATCACAAAAAGCATAAAAATGTTTTAGAACATAAAGATTTTATGGATAGTTATAATCAAAGTATTCATAAAGATTTAGCCCCAACTATAACAAGCAGAATTACAGGGTCAAATAATTATCATATATTTGAAAAAGAAACTAAAGTAATCACACACAGTCTTTACGGCAGAACAAGTAAAAACGGAAATGGTGGGTCGGGACATTTGACTAGAGAAGATGGCCTGTCTTATTGCGTTGATACAGGTAACTTTCAGGCAGTAGAGTTAGTTATGGGTGCTATTAGAGGTCGTTATAAAGATGATACTGACAAAAAAGAGACAGAACAAAGGCTAGAACTAAATAGTCAAGAATACACCAATACACTTACATCAGTACAAAAGGATAATGTGGTAGTACAAGTAAATCCAAGTAAAGAGTCCGGGGGTGTTCAACCATATCAGCAGAATAGAATTTATGATATTGATGGAGTTTCACCTGCTCTTATGGCTAATTTAGGTGGTGACAGAAGTCACAATATAAACACTCCGAGGATAAGAAGATTGACACCATTAGAGTGTTGGAGATTGCAAGGGTTTAGTGACGAAGATTTGCGTAAAGCGGAGAAGGTGTGTTCTAATAGCCAGTTATACAAACAAGCAGGTAACTCTATAACCGTTAATGTTATGGTAGAGATATTTAAGAAGATTTATTTAAAATAGAACTATGGCAGACGAAATTACAATGAAAGCAATAAACTTGCTACGTGAAGCCGATCCAAGTATGGATGAGGTAAATAGTCTTGATAAGTTTATAGCACATCAAGGTGAGGTAATTAAAATGTATGAGCAGTTTAAAGACCATCCTATGGCGGACAAATTAAAGCCTAGGTTGACAGTTTTTGAAGAAAGTGCTTATGCCTTTACTTACATTTACACTATGATGAAAACGTATAAGAGAGAGAAGATGTTAGCTAGTGCTAGAGAGTTAGAAATGGCAAATGCGGTTATAGAGCTTAAGCAAGAATTAGATATATTAAATAAACTAAATAAAGATGACTAAAAAGGAACTTGACTTGTTAGACCGGTTTGCTAGTAAGTATAAAATTGATTGTGTCCCTTCCGAGGGAAAGTATGATTTTTGGGATTTTACTTACCAGTGGGATGACAGGAAGTTCTATTGCGAAATGAAGCAAAGAAACTTTACTTTAGACTTTGCTAGGGATAAGTATAACGAAGGCATATTACTGGAGATGCATAAGTATGAGAGAATACTAAAGCGCACTAAGAACGAAAAAGCGTCACAAGGGTTATACTTAAATTTCTTTGATGATGATAGTGTACTTATCTACAATCTGAATAAAGTTAGTATAGATAAATGGTTTTGGAAGACTATGCCCGAAACAACTGATTTTGGTAGAAGAAATTTTATTTATAAATATATTACGTTTTTAGACTACGATAAAGGAAAAGTTTTGTATATTTGACCTGTGTTGTGATTTAGTAGTTCATAACTTGGTTTTCATTGTTTGGTTAATTGGAAAAGGAGGAGTCATTTTGATTCTTCCTTTTTTTTATTTACATTTGAAAAAACTAAAACATTATGACGAAAAAGAAACTCACACCAAGGTACAACGACAATAAGGCTATCAGAGCTAAGATAGATAAGTTGTTGCAACAGAACACATCTAACGTAGCCAATTCGGGTACAGGTAGCAAACTAGACATAGGCGATGATAGTAAGGTCAAGGAGGCTTGGGAAAGAATACAGGCCCGAATAAAAGAAATAGATCCTGTGTTTTACGATATAATTAAGGAGCGATGAGTAGTATAGAAGAAAACGTGTGCTTTAAGATTTTAAAGCGTTCTGAGATAGGTAAAGAGAAATATGGTGTTACGATGGAGCGACAAGATTTGAATCGCTTAGAGTGGCTAAAACACGCACAGGAGGAGGCTATGGATTTAGCAGTCTATCTGCAAAAGTTAATAGAGCTTGAGGAGCAAAAGCCATTTACATACGAATGGAATATAACTAATGAAGGGGACAAATAGTCCCCCTCTCCTTTAACTCCCACAAGCCTCGCAATCCTCATCATCGATGCTACACGCTTCGGGTTGGTCTTTGTCTTCTAAGTCCTGAATCCAGTTACCGAATACTTCTTCCGCTACTTCTTCGGCACTTTTACTTTGCTTTCCTTTATCCATTCTATTGGTATTTGTTTATCTGCCCATTTGATGTTGTGTTTCTCACACCATTCAGAATAGGTCGTTCTACTTCCTTTAAATAACTTATTTGTGTGTCTTTGAAATACCATTCTAATGTCTAAATCAGAATGTTGTTTAATAACCAATAGCATTTTTTTTCTATCAGTTGCGGTAAACCTACCTTTGAGCTCTAATATAATACCATTAGGTAGTATTACATCCGGAGTGTATTTTCTTTGCTCTGAAACCTCGTAGTAAAGATTTCTAGTCTCATATTCAAAATCAACATTAAGACTGTCAAGTTCACCACAAACATCCCTCTCATATCCACTTCTATATCTGTTCTTCTTTTTTCCCATCTTCAGTTTTCTTTTTCTTACTATTCTCTAACCTAGTTTTTCTATTGTGGCAAGAGTGACATAGAGACTGAAGGTTATCTGAGCATAATTCAGCACCGCCTTGCTTAATCGGTATAATGTGATCCACTACTTGTACCCCAACTACCTTACCCTTCTTTTCACATTCAACGCAAAGAGGGTTTCTGTTAACCCACCACTTTCGTAGCTTTCTCCACTTTGCTCCTGCATAAAAAGACGTATCTCCTCCCCAAGACTCTGTAGTCTTTCTCCGGGGAGTTGGGTTTCTTCTAGCTTTTGGTAGTGTAGGCAAATCGATTAAGATATGATTAGTTCAAATCCGTTTCCTTTGGTTGTTTCCAGTAACTCAAGGATAGTCCTTCGAGATGCTGCAATATCCAACAAGGTGTCATTGTTGATTTTTCCAAACCTACTGCCAACAAGAATACACCCTCTTGTGTCGGTATTATAGTTTCCTTGATGAATAAGTATGAATTTTCTATTGGGAACATCCTCTAATATAAAATGATTTTTGTATTTAGGCGATTTTCTAGGCACAACTTTATAAACACCTTTTGGAACACAACTAACATTTCTCATATTAGCTTTCCAAGGTAACTCTAAAGTTACGCACTCAAAAACTTTCTCTAAGCCATCATACAAAGTAAGATAGCCTAGAGTCTGTTCATTTGATTCGTCTACCCTGTTAAGATAAGCCCTCATCCTCCTATTAATTTTTGTTAAAAATTTTATGTAATTTACTTTTATCACAACTACAGGATTTTGGTTCACCCATAAAGCAAAGCGGTAATACCGCAATTAAAGCTAGGCAAAGCGTTTCCCAAGTGATTCCTTGTGTATCGATATTGCTTACTGCTGCTACGGCTAGTACACCCGATACAGTTCTTTTCGATGACCATTTACCTTTGTGGTCTTTAAACATTTCAGGTACTATTGCGAATATACCTTTGGCTGCCATTTTACTAAATATAGCCATAATTATTCTTTATCTTTTTTCTCGTTGTTCTTAATGAAGAAAGCAACTAAATCATCTATCAATCCAAACACCTTGTCATCTTTTACAGATGGTGTCAATCTAACAATTACTTTAGCAGTAGCTAAAACAGATAATAATAACTCAGCTCCGTTGCTTAGTAAATAACTTAAAACTTCTTGCATAACTTTTTTTTTAGTTAGTAAAGGGAAAGGAAGAAATAGGGGAAAAGGTAGCGGTAAAACCTACTTCCTCCCTCCTTTACGTTTGTTTCTAATCTTAATAATTTCTGCTACCCATTTATATGTACCGAATGTAACCGCCAACACAAGAGAAGTAATCTGTAAAGATTCTTCCACATCGGACAGGCTAAGACCTAGTGCCGTAAATTGTGCTATTGCTACTTCTGTTGTATTGCGATCCATAATATTTTATTTTTAAATTTCCTCTAGTGTTAATCTAGCACCATATATTCTGTTATAAGAACCTGATGGATTTATGCTTAATGTTATGTAATTACCCTCTGTTGAATTTACTGGAGTTGATAAAGTTAACTCCGTATTAACTGTTCCACTTCCAAAACTTGCTCCATATATAGAACTCCAACTAGAAGCCTGAACAGAAAAAGCGTTTGCAACATTACCTTTTATAAATACTTTAACAAGTTTATACCCTGCTGGAATTTGTATTGAAACCATATAATAAGTATTTGAACTAGGCATCATCATATAATTCCCTGAACTAGTTAGAATACCTGATCCTGAGGTTGCACCTAAAAAGTCGTATGGAGTCAAATACCAATACTTCGCAGGGCCAGTAGCATATATACCTGTACCAATATTATCACCTTTTAGTTTCCCTTTTATATCACCATAAGAGCCACTAAAAGATGAGTCTATGTTTGCACAAGAAAGTGTGTTGTTTGTAGGGCTATACGTAAAAGAGGACTCTCCATCAAAACCACCTAAACTATCGTTAAACTGAACAGAGTAGTTTGGGCCTCCCGGACTTCCACCCCCAGTTCCTGCTGCTTGCTCGTACAACTGACCATTACTATCAATACCGACTACGTTAGTTTGGGCTGTTGTGGGTAGGTTATTAAATTTAATAACATTAGTACCTGTATTAGAACCTACACGAAGTTCTGATGTTATTGTAAGATAAGGGGTTCCAGCAGGCACGTAGTTAACTAAAGTTGCCCCGGCTAAATCACCCGTGGCTTGGTCTGCAAATTGTACGTTATAAGCCGACCCTGCCGCTTTCCCTGTGTTTGCTTGTACAAATTCAGTCGTAGCTACCTTAGTAGAATTATCTCCTACTGCTTGGGTATTAGCATCACAATCCGTTAATGTTTTATTTGTGAGAGTTTGTGTATCTGTTAATTGTACTATGTTAGCATTTGTTATAGACGCAATCTTAGTAGCGGTAGCCGCATTACCTGTAGTATCTTGGTCTAATGTAGGGAAAGTACAATTAGTTAAGTCCCCACTTGAGGGAGTACCTAAAGTAGGTGTGGTTAACGTAGGTGATGTTAATGTTTTGTTTGTTAAAGTTTGTGTGTCTGTTAGTTGAACTATATTAGCATTTGTTATACTAGCTATCTTAGTGGCAGTATCTGCGTTTCCTGTTACGTTACCTGTTACGTTACCAACTACTGCTGCGTTTAATTGAGGTGTACTTACATCTAATATAGTTGTGCCTTGTACGTTAGTAACATCCGCAGTAATTGTTGCATCTGCACCAGTAGTTCCATTGTCTAAAATCTTTGAGGAACTATTAGAAGCGTAAATATCACCAACAAATTTGTCTGCATTCATTCGGGTAGCAGTCAATGACCCTATGTTAGGTTGAAATTTTAGCGAACTCTTAGTTTGTAAACTTGCATCTGCGTCATTAAGGTTCGTTACAAAAGGTATATATTTACTAGTTGAAGCGGTACTACTGGCAACTTTTACTTTATCCGCAATATCAGCAGTACCTGTCAAGTCCCCAGTTACATCCCCTGTAAATGTAGCGTCTGTACCATCAGTTCCGTTTTCTAAAACCTTGCTAGTACCATCACTAGAATATATATCACCATCGATTACTCCTGATACCTCTATGTTTGGTGTTGTTAGTTTTGTTGTGGAAATATCATATGTGAAAGATGAGTCACCATCTAATCTACCATTTGTGTTAAACTGAACATCTGTGTTATTACCGGCTGCATAAGTAGAATCACCTTGATTATACCCCGGAGCTGAAACAAGCGATCCGGGAGGGAAACCAAAATATGTGTCTACAACTTGGTCACCCGGTTGATTTCCGTCTACATATATAACTATAGAAGTAGCCCCTTTTGGGATTGTTGCTTTTTCATTTCTTATAGTTACTGCAAAAGAGCCGTCAGGATGAGTGAGTGTAAATATAGAATCATTAGGGATAGGGCCTAATAAACCCGGACTAGCTATGCTTATAGTTGTAAACGTGGTAGCCCCATCTATTTCAACATCAACTTGACCAAAGGCATCGGTTAAAAGAAAATTATTAAATCTTTCGTGTAAACCTTGTAGACCATTATTAATACTATCTAAATCGTTTTCAAGTAATTGAATTTTATCTACCGCCATAATTAATCATTTTTTAATCTATACCATTCGCCATCCATTGTCATACTTCTTAACTTTAGTGTCCCACCTAAAAAAGCAAAATTCTCATAAATACCATTATTATTAATTGAATACCTTACTACACTTAGTGGACTTATATCCTTACTAAATATAGAAGCCTGTAATATTTTTAAAGGGCTTTTTTGCAAATCTAGAAATTGGTGTGCTAATAATTGTGTAAAAGGTTTAGAAATTGTTGATCCACTATAAGGGTATATATCTGCCACTATAGGGTCGTTATTTTCATCAACTATAGAAAATTGAGGGTCAGAGGTCGTTACACCTATTTTTACATCACCCAAATCTATGTTCTCAGTATTATTAGAAGTTTCATTGTATTCTGTAACTCTAAATTCATTACTAACTAAAGAATTTGTTTGTTCTGCCTCTAATGTTATAGATTGAGCTTTAGCGATTCTATTTATATAACTACTAACAAATATTTCTCGTTGTCCGCCGCCACCGCCGGCCCTCCATTCGTAATATCTAACTAAAGGAATCACCTTTATAAATAAACTCATTGTTTCATCAACCGCAGGTATTTTAGTTTTAAACTTTAAACTAGATGATGAATACATTTTAGGGTTTGGAGGGGGAGTGTAAAATCTAGTGGCTATATCCTCTCTTTTAAGGGTTATAATGTCACCTTCTTTAGGATCTCTCCAACTAGAGTTTTCTAAAGCACCAGTAACAGTAGACTCGTTAAAATCTTTATCATATATAGCACTAGTTACATTCCTGCCCTTTCCTCTAGTAAGCACAAATCCACTATTTTGATATTGTGATTGCCATTCTAACTCACCATCAGGATTCATTCTTAACCATTCTGTTTTTGTACCTGATACTGCTTTTATAACGACCTGTGATTGAAATCTAAAAATTCCCGGTGCTATTGTCCAACCATTCCCTTTACTTATATCACTAGCATAAAATTCCTCTTCGTAAGTATTAAACCATTTTAATGTGTATTCTGTGTCCGCAGTAATTTGCCCCCCATAAACATAAAAGTCATTTATTGGTCTAGGGGACACCCAAGGCTTTTCTGTTATGTCTTGACCCCCCGATATGTTAAAAGCGTCACTTACACCTGTGTAGGTTGCCAAAACTGAGTTTAGACTTGGTTCATAAGTAAATGAAGAACCTGCAAGTAATACGTGGTTTTGTTGGTCTATAGTTACAGTTAAATCATAGTCAGACTTGTTCTGGCTTGAGGAAATGTCCGAAGTATGGTCATATTGGTAGTATGAAACTGCCGCAGGATCTCTTTCTAAATTGTTGGGTTGTGTGAACCACAATTGACCTTTCCATTGAAAACCTAGTAAATTAAATATTTTAAGAGCTTCATTAAATGCGTCTTGCTCTTTATACTCTAAAGGAAAATTAGTGTTACTAGCAAAAGCACCTTTACAAATATAAAACTGGTCTGCCGTAGCATAGCCGGCGTGCATTGCCGGTACTTCCCATTCCATATTAACATTCATATATCTAACGTATTTGCCAAATACTGTATCTTCCGCAGTAGAACATCTAACTTGACCTATATCTCCAACCCAATCCGTTGTATAAAAATGAAGTCCATTTGGCTCTCCGTTCAAACCAAAATTGTCTTTTTGCTCCCACGTAAAATCAAAATTTTTATAGTCATTGTTAGGATTGTTGGTAGTGTTAACAGAAGCAATCTGCGTTGAATTACCACCTCCATCTTTTACATAAAGAGTCCCTGATGTTGTTCTTGTATTAAAGGCTACATTGTATTTTTTTCCGGGTATTAAAGTGCTTCCATCCATAGACATAGGACTCCTAGCTCCCGGATTTGTAGCCCCATCTATATAAAGCCTACCTAATGTAACTGTGTCTGCTTCGGACGTATACCAATTTGATTTATCTTGGTCAAAATAACCATTCACCACTAAATTAACATTACCTAAATTCATAGCATTAGGGTAAGAACTCAAAATATTTGATAAGCGGTAATTTATTTTCTTTTGGTCGGGGCTATCAAATTCAATAAATTGTTTATCCTTAAACCTTCCGTAAGAATCGTTTGCAGTTAATGTTACTCTGTAGGGAAATGAGGTGTTTTCTATTACATCAAAAGATGGTTGCATATACCCTTTCCATATAGTCGATACATAATATTGAACAGGGTCTTTAGCTACCTCTACAATGTACTTTTGGGATGTACCATCTAGCAAATCGTGAATAAAATTCTCATCAAGATAATTTGTTATATTTAAGTGAAGTTTGAGTTCTGATGCTAAAAAATTCCTTTCCCTAGTAGCCCCTTGGCCATTCCAAGTTATTTCAACACCTTCTCCTGTAAAATCAAGTCGTGATGTTGCCGGAATATTTCCGTGAGCCTCAGGATCGTTTATTGAGGGCGGTAGGGTAATAGTAGCATCGTATACAACAACAGTTGAGTCATTTCCCTGACCATCTGTGTTAATCAATTCAAATGAAGGAAATCCTGAAACTACAGTCCCCATATTATAACCAATGTTAAAAATACCATCTTTATAAGCACCTGAATTGCCGCTAATATTTTGCCAAGAACCACCTTTCAGTCGGAATCGTATAGTGTCATTTTCTTTAAGGTCTAATTTTATTACAACTTTGTAAAGTTGATTTGACACTATTGGGTTGATAGTTTGACTTGCCAAATTTGCATAACCTGTCCCATCTTCATTAAGAATGTAAGACTCAGAACCCTCCCTAAAAGAAGCGTTTTGTGTTGTCCAGTAAGTTGACCTATTAAAGGATGTGTCAAAATTAGTTAGAAAATTAAAATATCCTAATTTTTTTATAGTAACACGTACAAATTCTTCTTTTTCGTTTTTAAACGACCAACTCTTAAAAACTCCGTATATTGCCTCCATTTACCTTTTGTTTTTTCTTCTATTCGCTCTATCAAAAACTATCAATAAATCATCACCTGTTATTCTTACATCAGGTATAACAGTACCGCCTCCACCTAAAGCGTGGTTAGGTATTATTGTTCCGCTTGATCCAGGAACAAATAACTCAGGGCCTCTTTCTCCCACAAGACTCATTTTACCTGTAGGTGGTCGACCTCCATCGGCAAAAGCTCCGCCCATCATTTGACCTAAAATATCTTTGAATCCACTTGCTCCATCTCCACCGAATCCACCAATACTTGAAAGTCCAGTCATTTTAAGCAAAGCAGATAATATCAATGCTTTTACAATCATCTTTAGCATCATCTTTCCTAATTCTATAAAGATGTTACCTAGACCTTCAAATAAATTTTCTCCACTAACTATTACGTCAGCAAATGAATCTGCAAAAGATAACGCAGTCTGTTCTCCAAACTCCTTAATAGCGTTATTAAATCTTTGTGTAGCTGCTTTAGCTGACTCTAAATCTGCTAAGTATTGTTTATATTCGTCTTGGAAGTCAAATGGTGATGCTACGAATTCTTTTTTCTCTTCTCCTGTAGATTCAGAAGAACCTAAACTAGGCATACCTGAGTCAGTTCCACCAAATAAATTAGGGAGTTTTATATCAAGATTATCTAAACCACCTTTGATAGAATCGGTTAGTGATCCAAATTCGTGTTTATATTCTTTAGTCTCTTCTTTAGCGTTTTCTATATCTTCTTTCCAACCTGCAAATGGATTTATTGCCTGTGACTTTATTCCTATAAAGTCGTATAACTTTTGAAATCCTTGTACAAATTTATCAAATGGGGTGAGTAGTATTTGTATAATACTAAGCATAGTGTTTTTCCACCAACTCACATCGGTAAATCTTTCCCTAAATGCTTCCCAATTGTCTAGTATGTATTTTATTGCTATTGGAACTAAGGCTAGAGCTGCTATAATCAATCCTATAGGACTTGTAAGGGCGGCTAAGACTGTTCCTAATCCAATGTATGCAGCACTAAGACCGGCTACAACAAGTAACATAGGCCCTAGTAAAGCGGCTAAAGTTCCTATTACAACTATTGTCTTTTGTGTGTTTTCGTCTAACTTAGCAAATTTTCCTGCCAAGGTTGTTATACCCTCTATTAAGGGTGTAATCATATCTGAGATAAGAGCTCCTAATTCTAATTTTAAACCCTCTATAGCCGACTCCATCTTTTTTACTTTAGCAAAGGATGTTTGTCCCATTGCCGTAGCCATCTCGTCTAGTCTGCCGGTGTTAGTTTTGTATTCTTCAGTAAGTTCAGCTAACTTATCTTTATTTTGAGATAATATTAATAACTGGTTAGCTGCGGTAACACCTACTAATTCTTGTGCCTCGTTAAGGGTCATACTACCACTAGCAAGGTCATCTAGTGTTTCCTTGAATGGGATTCCCTCCTCATTCATTTTCATAAACACTTTCCTTAGACCTGTACCTGCCTTGGATGCTTTGATACCATTATCCATAAGGACACCCATCATTGAAGACAACTCTTCTATATCTACACCTACTGCGTTGGCTGAAGCTCCTGCGTGACCGAAAGCAGTAGAAAATGTACTAAGTTGTATAGATGAATTTGCAGCAGCACTAGCTAGTGTATTAGCTACTCTAGCCGAATCTGTACTTTCTAGGTTAAAGGCATTTAAAGATGATGCCACAGTATTAGCAGCTAAAGATAAATCTTCTCCAGTTGCAAGGGCTAAGTCTAAGATAGACCCTTCCATCTCTTTAATGGCGGTAGGGTCGAAACCTTTACGACCTAATGTTAATTGTAAATCAGAGACTTGAGCAGCGGTAAATTGTGTAGTTGCACCTAATCGTTTGGCTTCCGAAGTAAGCATTTTCATCTCTTCGGCAGTAGCCCCGGTGACAGTCATCACCTTAGTCATACTATTCTCAAACTGAGAGAATGTATCAAAGGCAGATTTACCTAAAGCCGTTAAAGGAGCTGAGACACCAAAAGATAACGTAGAACCTACTCTAGCTGCATTTGAAGCAAAAGACTTTAAAGACTTATTAGCCTTACCTAAACCTGCCTCTAAGCCCTTTATATTGGCTGCTACAATTATCGATATAGTCTTTAATGAACCCATTTTACTTTTTTTGTTTTAATTTTTCGTATTTTTCTATAACAGATTGTATATGTTCTCTAGAGGCTATCTTTTTCTTAGATTTACGTTTATTGTCCCAAGGGAAAGGGAGTATCTCTGTAGGTTTCAACTTCTTCTTACTATGTGGTGCTAAACAGGAATGTGCTATTATTCTTGTTTGTTCCCACCGATCCTGAATCAATTGTTCTTGATAGTCGTTAAATCCTTTTAGTTGGTTGTTGAAGGCTCTAGGGGTTAAATTATAAAGCTCGTCATAACTTAACCCCATCCTGCCTAAACCTATTTGTTCGAGTCTATCCCAATCAATCTCACCCGATTCTTCATCAACTTCCTCCCCCTCAACTACTTTCCCTCACTTTGAGGTTGGTCAATTTGGAAGGCTTCAAATATTTCGTTGATTTTAGAGAATTCCTCATTATCAAGCCAATCCTCAATATCGCTAATCTTATGCTTAAATGGTTCGCCAATTTTCTTAGCACCATACTTTAAACCAAAATATGCAATAATCCCAATGTGGTCAATCTCTGACCCTAACTGATTCATTTCGCTTAACTTTAAACCGCACTTATTGCAAATGTCTTTTAAAGCTAAATAACTAAACCTAATCGGCCTTTCTTGACCGCCTATTTCTACCTTTTTCATTTTTTATTAGTTTAAATTAAACTTCTTGTCGTGTTAAAGTCTCTGTCCCTTGGAATGTAACAGAGAAAGTTGCATTCTCTTCTACACCTGCATCCATTGAGATGCTAGTTACCTTTACATTACCTGCGAAAGCTATATCTGTGCCATTTGTAAATCTTTCACTAAACCTAACAAATACAGAATCACCAGTTTTTAAATCGTCTAATTGGTTTTGGAAATCTTCGGCTTGAGTAAAATCTTGCAAAGCATCTGTAGTTATTTCAAATGATTTTAATCCTGCAAGATGTTCTGCTGCCCCACTAGAGTCTTTATTTGTAACATCTCTAGTTTCTCTATTTACGCTTAGTGATGCAGATGTACTATAGCCTATTGGAACATAAGTATTATTAGTTTCTCCATCTTGAGTAACAGTAAAATCTATATGTTCGTAATCTATAATCGCAGCATTTGCCACATCTTGTGGTACAATTTCTACTACATCAGCTACCTCTCCTAAATAGGAGAAAGTAATGGTTAGTGTTGATTGAGCATTTGCTTGGTCGCTTACAGGGGTTAATGTAACTCCACTAGATGGCCAGTTAGGCAAACCCATCAATGTGTTTCTAATTGCTAGTGCATTTCTATAGCCCTGTGTATCGAAGGTGTTTATAGTTATATCAAAATCAGGTAATTTTACACCACTCGAATCATAAAGGTTTTTTACAGTTAAGGCTGCGTTGCTTTGACCAGATGCTTGTTTAATGGCATCATTACCATCAAAAAATATTTCCGTAATTTGAGCTTGGTCTGCCGGTGACTTTTTATAAACTAATAAATCCGATGCGTTTTTAATTGCCATAATTTAATGGATTTAAAAGTTAATACTATGTTAAGTCTCCTGTTCCTTGTAGAGTTAAAGAGTAAGTAGCGTTTTCTTCTACACCTGCGTCTACACTACACGAAGTGATGTAAGCATCTCCTGAGTAAGTTTGACCAGCAGTACCAAAGCTAACTGTTACCTTTGCAGTTTCAGCATCAGCTACTAACATTTGTGTGATTAAAGCGTCAACATTATTGTTACCTGTAAAATCTACAAACCCATCTCCTGAGATTTCCCAAGATTTAAGCCCTGCTAGAGATGTAGACCATCCCTCACTTGATTTTGTAGTAGAATCTCTCATCTCTCTTGAGATAGATAGTGATGCAGAAGTTGCGTGTAGAAGTACGTTTGAAGGTGTACCACCTGCTCCATTTACTAATTTAACAACTACGTCTGTTGCATTTTCTATTGCCATTTTATTTTAGTTTTTAATTATTAAACAATTGAAAGTTAAGTTTTTGTAGAACTTTTCGGGAGTCTTAAAATATTCGTCATCTAGATTTTCAAATCTAAACTTAGCAGTATAAGACTGCCCATCTTCGGTATATATTACCTCGTACAAATCTAAAGCGTCTACAACTGCTTTAGCTTGATTATATGTCGTTTTATATTTATCAGCAAAACAAGATATGTTTACTGAAACATCGCAAGAATTTAAAGAACTACCCTTTGACATAAAATTAGATACGTTTCTAATCTCATAAGTTGTCGCAGGGTATTCTATTCCTTGTGGTATTATCACAGGGAAAACACCAAGATTTGTAACTTCTTTTACTGTTATGTAGTTTAACCTACCTTCTGAGTATTGAACCTCACTCCAGTTGTTGAAATGCAAGAAAACATACCCATTTACTGAAGAGGTAAACGTAAAACTAGTTGTACCTTGGTCAACATTATTTCTAGGGCCTTCATATATATTATTTGTTAAATATGCAGAACCTATATCTACACTTGTTGGAAATTCTGAATCCCAAGAGTATTCACATATATAGCTTTTACCTGATTCAATAAGAATTGGTGCGTAGGCTGAAGCGTAATTCCCAGTACCACCCAAAGTGCTTATTTCTAAGGCTTGTCTTGAAGCATCCCAAGTTTTACCTCTAGGAGGTGATGGGGAAGTAAACCATCCATTTATATTAGACTCAAATTGACCATTTTCAACTAATTCAGAACCAAATGTTGATCCATTAGCTACGTTAAAAACAAAGCTGCCGGCTAATCTGTCAAATATCTTTTTACCTATTACTGCAAACATCTAAAATCCTGCTTTTCTTATTAGCTTGTCAACTAGTTTACCTATACTTTTTTCTGCCGTAGCCGAGACATCATTCCCCATTCTATCAGCAGTTATTTTAAATACGTTAGGAAATATTTTTACTTCACCTCCTTGAACATAACCTTCAATTTGCATAGCAGCTAAGTTTTTACTTGCCCCTTTTCTCCAATAGTGAGGGTTAACTTTTTTAGCTAATGGCCCTACAAATAGACCGGGATTTTTTGACCTTTTTGCAGTTACTACACCTATAGTGTCTGCCGTTCTTGTTCCTTGAACATAAGTCTTTGCTTGAGTGTCATATCTCAATCCCGGATTTTTACTTTTAAACTGACTCTTATAAGCCTGTTTCATTCCTTTAGCCAACTTATTCGCAGCAGGTCGTAGAGCTCTATTTATTTGAGTTCTAGACTGTCTTGCAGTTAGACCTAATTTTTTTAATCTTTTACCAACTGACTCGACTCCTGTAACCTTTATTTCAAAGTTTTTATCAGCCATTTGGATTTGTTTCTTTTAAATCTTGTTTAGTAAATATTTCTATATACTCCTTTCTTGGGTCTATTACAAAACCTAAAATTTCATAATAATCTTGTGTCCCTTCTTCTTTTAATCTCCAGTCTGCACCCAACACTTTGGTTGTTTCACTATATCTTATAGTAAAAACAAATCTACCATAAGATTGCAATTGGTCACCTTCAAATTTCTCCTGTATATCCCTTAGGGTTTTAACATTCTTGTTAGCCCATACTGATGTAGCTTGTGTGTAGCTTTTAGTAATACCACCAAAAGCATCAGTAGTAAATCCGGGAGCTTCTAATGCCATTTTTACATTAAAATCACCTGCTTTTATTTTACTAATAAATGCCATATCCTAGTGGTAGCATTTATAAGGTTGTAGTAATATTTCAGATGCCATAGGAAAACTACGTTTTCTATCTTCTCTAAAATAATACATATCACCTACAATTAACATTATAGCTTGTTTAATAGCTTGTGGTACATCACTTACTGCATCTCCAAAACCAGTTTTAAAACGATACCAAAATACATTAGAAGCGTCTTTTTTTGTATTTCTTAAAATAGCAGGATATGTACTAGCTAAATAAACTATAGATGGGTTAGAAAAAGCATCTAAATATGCGGCATCACTACCAATTTGAAAACCATTTTCGTCAATTACATTTACTCCGTAAGGAGAGTTACCACCTGTATGCACTACTAATGTGCAATCGGGAAAGATTAATGATGCCTTATCCACAACCTCATTAAAATACAATTCGTATTCGTGAGTAATAAAGTGTCTAGCACAATAATTCTCAGCCATTTCTGTAGCAGAGTCTATATATAAACCCAACAAAGTATCCTCATAACTTGTATCAATACGAAGATGCTCTTTAATTTCAGCAACTGTCACTACCTTAGTTGCAGGATCGTCTACTAAATATAAATCGCCTTGTTTGTTTATGTTTGGGTCTAAGTACATAGAATTAATATTGTAAGTAAAGGGAAGTCCCGAAGGACTCCCTTTTTAATTTAAACTATAACTATTATGCAGTTAAAGAAGTTGCTTTAACGAAACCTGCTCCGTTAGAAACACCCCAGTCCATAAATTGATTAAGAACCAATTTCGTTTGACCATTTGCTGCTACTGTGTAAGGGTCTACCAAGATGTCTAATCCACCAAACATTCCGATGTACAACTTAGAGAAGTCACCGAAGAAGAAGTCAGCAGAAGTATCTGCTACCTTAGTACATCCATTAGTGAAGAATGATTTGTAACCATTAACGATTCCACCTTGGAAACCTGCACTAACACCTGCTACTTGAGCAGCTTGTTTGATGTCTTTCAATAATGCTGGGCTACAAACGTATGCCAAGTTACCTTCAAGTCCACCTGCTTCAGCTAAAGCTCCTTCTGCCGCTACTAAATCAGAGAATACAGATGATGCATCGTATGTAGTGTCAGAGGTAATTGAACCAGTAGCTACTTGACCTAGAGAAGTTGGAGCTCCTCCACCTGCATTTGCGGTACTAAAGATAGCTGCATCCATTTTTTGTCCTACTGCACGACCTAAGTCACGGATAATTGCTTGTTCTGCACCTGCTCCGTTTTGCATCAATAATTGCTTAGAGATGTTTACATAAGCTGCTAGACGATTTGGAGTCAATTCAACTTTTCCAAAGTTAGTTCCACCATCTGCTGCTGCATCAATCTCTCCTTCCCAAGCAACTGTAGAAGTACCTGTTACAGGGATAGTAGTGTTAGCAGAAAGGTTAGTAAGGATGTTTGCTCCTACTTTATCAAATACAGAAGCCTCTCTCATTGCATCAGCAAAACCTAATATGTTTGTTCCTGCGATTCCTGATGCCGGTGCCTCAACTTGACTTACGTTAGCACGTTGCTCTAAGATAAAAGAAGGAATACCAAGTCCGTTGATAGAACGACCTGCGTTTCTTGCTTCATTTACTGCCTCTTCGTGCATTTCTCTTTCAATACCATCAAGGTTTCCGTTCATAGAACCTTGGATTGCCTTAAAGAAAGAGTAGTCTCTTACTTCTGTTGGCTCGTTAACTGGTGCAGATGCTACGTTAGAAGCGATTTCTGCGTTTAGTTTTTCTTGTCTTTCAACCATTTCAATGTCTTTCTTTAATTTATCGATGCTTTCCATTTTTGCATCGTAGGATACTTGCTCGTCTTCATTTAGGTTACGAGCCTCAGTTTTACAAGTTTCAAGCATTACATTTGACTCTTCAATCAAACTTGCTCTCTCTTGACGTAATTCTACAGAATTTTTCATTTAGAGTTTACTTTTAAGTGTTAATTCATTTTGTAATAATCCGATTTTATTAAGTGTTTCTTCACTATCGCATACTTGTTCTTGCTCTACCACTTCTTGAACTTTCTCGGAAATTTCTTCCTTGATTTCTTCTAAAGCTCGTAGTGCAACATCGGTATTCGAGTAAGCCCCGACACCAACAATAGAAACATCAAATAGTCTAGCAACTTTTTTAATGTTTCTTTTATGGACATCACCATCTTGAGTCCACTCATCATCTTCAACTGTAAAAGCAAAAGACGATTCGTACAATAAACCTCTACGCATAAGTTCAGCGACATCATTACCTGTAGAAGTGTTTGGTAAAGTTCCATCATATTTTAGTCCTCTCTCGTCTAGTGAGAGTTTTAATGTACCACCTTGGTTACGATCCAGGATAGCGTTCATATCGTGATTGTATGTAAGTATCACGTTATCTTCTAATCGACCATCAAAAGCATCACGAGAGATTGTTTCTCTAAAACCTAAATCTCTACTTTCGTGGTCAAACAGAGCTGCATAACCACTAACTCGATAATCCTCAGACTCATCGTCTTTACGAACCTCGCATTTAGCAGTAAACACTCTTATTTCTTTATTGTCTTTCATATCAAAACTTTTTTCTTCTCGTTCAATCTCTTTAACCTTTTTCTTAGACCAACTAAATCCTGCGTTTCCTCCCCACAATGCCCAAGCAATTCTCCAAGCAGTCGGGCCGCCATCACTCTCTTTTGCAGAGTAGTGTTTAGATTTGTTATTCTCGTGTCGGCTAAAGAATGAATACATTCTCTTAATCGTTGAGATTGATAAATCTCCGTTAATTATATCTCTAGCTCTTGAAACTCCAGTTGAAGTTCCTCCTCGACCATACTCTTTCCTCCATTCAAGACCTTTACGAGCCTCTTCTCGCATTCCGCTAGTTGGAGTAGTGTTTATGTCTTTTAAAGCCACTATTCTTCTTTTAAATCAGTTCTAGAGGTAGCTTCACCAAGTTTATCTAAAGGCATCATATTAGATTGCATATAAACTTTTTCGCTTTCTTCGCCCATAGGGTTCATATCCTCTAAAGAACGAACTTCATCCGGACTCATAACACCAATATTTACGAGTGTTCTATAATAATCTGCTCTACTTTTTGAGTCACCTCTAAGCAATGCAGTAAGATTAAATTTAAAATATTGATAACCTCTATCCTTTGAAGGAATGAGTTTTGCGTTTAATTCGCTTTCTATTCTACGAATCCAAGGTGTGATAGTATGAACTACAAAATCTATTTGTTGTGATTCTATAGAGTTGTAACTTGACTTTGTAAGGTCGTTAACCAAATGGTTAGGGACTCTAAACACTCTACAAATATCGCTAACTTGATATTCTCTAGATTCTATAAATTGTGCCTGATTGTTAGGTACAGTTCTAGAAACCCAGTCCATACCTTCTTCAAGAATTGCAGTCTTACCTGAATTAACTGTTCCCTGATAGTTAGCACTCCAAGATTGCTTTAATCGTTTAGCAGTTTCAGGTTTCAATGTACCCGGATGTTTAAGAACACCACCCATATGTGATCCATTCTTAAACCAAGAACCTGCGTGTTTATCTAAAGCTATAGAAATACCTAGTGTTTCGGCAGCAGCTTGAATAGGTGGCTTACCAATAATACCATCAAATGATAAACCTTTAATGTGAATCATATTCATTGACTGCACTTTTCCAACTACAGGATAAGGGGTGTCTATGTTTTGTGTAACTTCATAATAAACTTCCCTCCCATCAGGAGATGTAAAAACATCAACGTCATTAAATTGTATTGGATGAAGACCGATTGGTAAACCGCCTTGGTTACGTTCTATGTAAGCACAGAAGTTACCATCAAATGATAAATCAACCAAAGCTCTTTCAAAGAACATAAAAGAATTGTATAAAGGAGAGGGTTGTTCACCAATCAACTTATTCAGAGGATTGTCATTAAGTTTTATCTTTCTATTATTATCATCTTTATAATATAGACAGATGGGAAGGGAAGCTATTGTCTCAGACAAAACTCGAACACAAGACCATACGGTAGCGACTCTTATCGCTTGTTCTTTTGAAATTGTCTCACCTGATGCACTTAAAGAACTGGTAATGATGGTTGATCCATAAATAGACCTAACCTCTTCGTCAGTCTTGTTTTTTCTGAAAAAATCTAATAAACCCAAAGCCTCTTGAATAGTTATACATTAATAAATAGTAAAAACACCGATATACTGAACTACTTTTCTAACTTTTTTTTCAACTTAATTTGCGTCTTAGCTAGTGTTTTGTATATATATCGTTCTGAAACATCCTTTATTTTAGCTATTTCCCTGATTTTAAGGTCGTATTCGTACCTTAACATAAGCACATCTTTAGTGAATTTATTCTTAATGTTTAGTGCTTCTTGCCATAACTCATCAGCCTTCGTATCATAATCCTGATATACTGGAGCGTCTTTAAGCCCTCTGTCACGATATTTCTTATGAAAAGGAGAAGTATTAGATAATACTTGATTAGTCGTAATCCTAGCAATGTAATATCTAAAAGAATTAGTTTCATATAGTGATTGAATTGTCTCATCTGATTGTGTAAGTAATATTATATTAACTTCTTGAATAAGGTCGTTTACAAGGTGAAAATCTTGATTTCTACCTGCTACAGACTCACATATCTGCCTTATGACAGGTTGTTCTAGAGTTATTATCTCGTTTTTATATAAAGAATATTTCTTTGTCATCGTATCCCGATCCGTTATTATCATTTTTATTTTGCATCGCCTCAGATAAAGCCATTAGAGTAGATATAATACCATCAATCTTTTCGGTACTTTTACTTTTGTCTGGTTTTATATTTGAAGCAGGGTCGATTTTCAAAACTACGTTTGACATCATCCATCTCAATATAGGATTTCCTCCGTGTCTAATTTTGTTTGATAATATAAGTGTTTCAAATTCTTTAGAGGCCGGTGACATTGTTTTAAAACCTTGTCCTACAGGTATCATTGGACATATGCCTTCTTCTGTAATATCTATAACCAATTGAGACGAATTCCATCGGTCATAGCCCATCATTTTTATATCAAATAAACTTGATAATTCTGTAATTTTGTGCTTAATAAAGTTATAATCACAGACATCTCCGGGAGTAAACTCTATATATCCTTCATCCCTCCACCTAACATAGTCTACCTTATCTCTCTCAGTCCTTATATAAGCGTTATCTTGAGGTATAAAATTGTATAATAATAAGTCATAAGAACCATCATCCTTTGGAAATAGTAGTGTAATACAGGTAACATCTCGAACCGAAGCTAAATCTAACCCACCAAAACAAGTTTTACCATAGAGCTCCTCAATATTTACCTCACCATCGCACTCCATAAACTGAGAATCTGTAATCCAGTTAATCTCACTACTCACCCATTGATTAAGGTGAAGTCTTTTAAATGTTGGTACAAATGAAGGTTCGTTTTTAGCCCTAAGAGATTGTTGTTTCATATACTCAGCAGTTATGATAGTACCATAACCCGGATTAGCTTTTTTCCAAACTTCTTCGTCAAAAATATCATCTTCCTCTTCAGCCTCATAAACTACTGCTAAGAATGTATCGTCTTTGATTACACCACTAATTAATTTTTTTGAATAATTGTATAATTCTTTACTAATGTGTGTTTTCAAATCACCCACCCCGGCGGTAGTAATACCTAACATAAGTGGTTCTTTTCTTGCTCCCATAGATGTTAAAAGAACGTCATACAAATCTCTATTTTTGTGTGAGTGGATCTCGTCTAATAAACAACAAGACAAGTTAAGTCCGTGCTTGGTGTCAGCATCTGCTGATATAACTTGATAATACGATCCAACTTTATCATAGGTAATTGAATCCCTGTAAGTGTTTGCCCTCTTAGCTAACTCAGGACTCTGTAAAACCATATTTTTAGAGATACTAAAGGATAGCCGGGCCTGAAACTTATCAGCAGCAGCAGACACAATTTCCGCACCTTTTTCTCCATCAGAAAATAACATATACAAAGCAATACCACACATCAAATTTGTCTTACCATTTTTACGTGGAATAAAGACAAAGCATTGACGATATTTTCTTAGACCAGTCTTCTTAGATTTCCATCCAAATAAGGGTTTTATAATATCGTTCTTTTGCCATTCTTCAAGTATAAATGGCTGACCGGCTAAATCCCCTTTGGTGTGTAAACAAAAAGTCTCAATGAAGTCTACTGCTCTGTTTGCAGATTTCTCATCATAGTAATATTTCTTCTCGTTAATGCTATCTAAATTAGTCATTACTAAAGAAGTTTTCTATTTTTATATCAGGGTTGTTTGCTTGTTGTTCTATAGCATTTACCTTTGCCCGGCTTGATGGTGTTAAACCAAATTCTTTTAGTAGCTGAAAGACTCTTACAAATGCTTGATTAGCTATGATTACTTCAGGCCTTTGTATAGACTTTGTGTGTCCTTCTCGTGATGTTACGTCTTGTGTAGGCCCTAGTGTGTTAATCACTTCTTTTGCTTGTTTGTAATCGCCATAAGCATCACAAAGCAAAGTAAGGGATAGTTCGTCTGACTCAGTAAGCACAGACATATTGTGAAGTAATTGTGATAATTCAATGAAAGACTTTTGACCATCCTCAGATAGCCAAGTTGGTACTGGCGGTATCTTTAATGGAGATGTAGGCTCGTTTGGATTGGTTCTATCTGCCCTTAACGTGCCTCTTTGTTTCTTTAATTCTGTCGGTAATCTCTTCATCTTCGGCTAACATACAAAAAATTATTTAATTAAAAAAAATAAGAAAGAAAAAAAGTAACACAAAAAAAGAAAGAATACTCTTTATCCTTATCCTTATCTATAGGG